ATTGATCCACCATCTAAAGCACCAACACTTGTTATTTGAGTTTGAGCAGCATCTACTGATAATGAATGTGCTATGCCTTCACCTGAAGTAGCACCTGTAGAAGTAAGTCCTGTTCCTGCTGTTATTGTGCTAACATAATCACCTACTGTATCTGTACCTAATGCAACACTATTAGCTTGTATAGTTGTAGATATAGATATACCTGCTGTTCCATCAAAGTTTGCAGTACCTACTACATCTCCTGATAATGCTATTGCTCTAGCTGTTTCTAATGCTGTAGCTGTAGCTGCATTACCAGTAGTATCTTGGTTTAGAGTACCAACTACAAAATCTAAAGTACCATCTGAATCTTCATAAGTTACTGTAATACCTGTTTCAGTATTGCCTGTAACCATACCACCAACTATATCTTGTACTCTTTCAGTAGTCATATAAAGGTTGCTTGAACCTTCAGATAGATTGTCTGTAGTTTTAGCTGCTAATCTTGTATCAAATCTAGTATCTGTATAATAAAGATTAGTTCCCTCACTAAGATCAGAGGTAGAATGATTGCTTATAGATGATACTGTACCTGTTATATTACCTGTTACATTACCCTCTAAGTTTGATACAAGAGTTCCAACTGCATAACCTGTTCCTGAAGTATTGACTGTTGTTGTTGGTTCTACTTGTAAATCTTTAAATAATTTAAACTTACCTGAATCATTAGCGTCTCTAAATAGACCAGCATATAAGTCTTGTGATCCTGAAGTATCATATAAACCATAAAAACCTATGTCTAAAGAATCAGCACCACTATTAGCTTTTGCTAATTTAATCAATGGATCAGTAACAGATAAAGTATCACTATTGACTGTAGTGGTTGTACCATTGACTGTTAGATTACCTGAAATAGTAACATCATCAGGCAATCCTATTGTTACTGTTGCAGTTTCACTTCCTGATCCTGATACTTCCACCTCATTAGTTGTACCACTTATTATTGAAACATAATTACCAGTTGTATCAGTTCCAAGAGCTACGCTGTTTGCTGCAATAGTTGTAGATAAGGTTATATTACCTGTACCATCAAAGCTCACACCTGAAGCTGTAACATCCCCTGATAATCCAATAGTTCGACCAGTTGCAAGTGCTGTAGCTGTATCAGCAACAACACCTGATAAATTATTGATAAATGTATTTGTTACTCTAGCATCAATAGCAGAGTTAGCTCTTGTGTCTGTATAGTAAAGATTGCTTGAACCCTCACTAAGATTATCAGTGTCAAATGGTGATAGCGTTATAACTGGCGTTAATGTTCCAGCACTATCATTATAAGTAAAACTTATACCAGTACCATTCTGTATTAGTGCTGCAACTCGATCATCAGTTCTTTCGTTTGTAAAATATAAATTACTAGAACCTTCACCAATATCATCTGTATCAAATGTATGTGATCCACCTAAAGCTATTGCTTGTGAATTTACAGTAATGCTCGAATTTGCAAGTTTAGCATTTGCAATAGAACCAGCTAACATAGCATTAGTAATACCAGTTGCTTTAACTCTAAGTGCATCGGAGCTTATTTCTATAGAAGAATCATCTACACCTACAGCAAGTGTTACATCTCCTGATGTGCCACCACCAGTTAAACCATCTCCTGCTACAACAGAAGTTATATCAGCACTATTAGTATTTGCTATTGTTAATGTTCCAGCACTATCATCATAAGTAAGACTTATGTTTGCTCCTGCTGTTAAAAGTGTATTTACCTGATCATCTACTCTTTCAGCAGTAAAGTATTTGTTTGTTGTTCCTTCACCAATATCATCTGTATCTAAAGTTATATTTGCAGTTCCATCAAAAGAAACTCCTGATATTGTTCTAGCTGTAGCTAATGCAGTTGCAGTAGAAGCATTACCAACTAAAGCACCTGTAACTTGGTTAAATACCACATTGTCTGAAGTTCCTACTGATTGACCAATAGCAAATGTAACACCATTTCCTGAAGCTGTTGATGTAACACCAGTTCCACCTAGTAATGATAATGTTTCGCTATCTAAATCTATTGATATGGTAGATGATCCATCAGTTATATCTAAATCTTCTAATGTTATTTGACTAGCAATATATGCCTTGATTGATTGTTGTGTTGCTAATGCAGTCGCAGAATCGCTGCTAAAATCATCTTCATCTAATATAGAAGTTACTGTAGCACCTGAACTAAAGCTAAATGATGTTATACCATTTACAGTACCAGCGTTAATATCTACAGTATTATCAGCAGTTATGCTGAATGGCATTGTTATCCAAGCGTTGTTACTACTGTTTCTTAATTTTAAAACATTTGAAGATGTATCAATCCACCATTCATAAGCATACATTGTTGATGGCTCACTAGAGCCACTATTATTTGATGATATAGCTAGTAAAGCATTGTTTAAATCTGCTCTAAAATTTGCACCTGTTTGGTTAGCTATGTTGTAATCGTGTTGTGCCATAATGTCTACCTATTATATTTTAATTTTCTAAATCTTCTATTCTTTGCTCTAATTCTTGTATTGCTTTAATTAGTATACTAATTAATTCAGTATATCTTAAACCATGCTTATATTCTCCTGTTCCTTGATTGTTTGTATCAAGAATTTCACCTTTAATATAAGGAGCAAAATCAGATGTACTTATGTTGTTATTATCTAATACAGTCTTAACTTCTTGAGCTATTAAACCATAATGTGTTCTGTTAGAATCGCCATTAGTTAATGTATATTTTCTTGGCGTGAGTTGAGATACAAAACTTAATCCTAAATCTGAGTTAGCTATATCAGATTTATCATTAGCATCAGAAGTTTGTATGGTGCTATTTGTAGCGTATATATCATCCCACCTATTACCTGTTCTTCCTAAATCATTTGAATCATCTGCTAATGGTGAAAATGAATCACTAGTACCACCCATATAAATAGTACCAGTACCAGTAAACCACATACCATGATTTGCACTTGTTGGAATACCACTTGAAAATGTCATACTATATGGATCATTTCCCATTAAAATAAAAAAGTCTTTATCAGAATCATCTGATGGACATAAAATTCTTAAAGGATCACTACCACCTGTAACACTATCTGATAGTTCAGAAAATAAACCTGCTTGACCTGTTCCTGATATGCCTTTTGCATTGTATTTACCTGTTGTTGTTATAGATGTAGCAACAACATTACCTGATGTATCAACAGTAAAGTTTCCTGAGCCTATATTTATACTACCACCAGTAATACTTCCTAAGTCTGCTGATATAGATGACAAATTACTTACATTCATCTCAGATGCAGTTATTGTACTAGCAGCTATTTCACTTGCTGTAATAGTATTAGATGCTATATTCGCAGCAAGTATTGTAGATGCAGCTATTTCTGAAGTAGTGATTGTACCTGCAACTATTTCTGTGGCTGTTACTGCGTTTGCAGCAATACTATCTTGATTTACTGCATCTGTAGCTATTAAGGCATTTGTAACAGCATCATCTATAATTTTTGCTGTAGTTACTGCATCATCTGCTATCTTGCCACTTGTTATCGATCCATCTTTAATATCTGTAGCTACTGTAGGTTCATCTGTAACTGTAAATGTTAATGTGGCTGGTGAAGATTCACTACCCAAAGGATTTAGAGATGAAACACTTGCAACATAGTTTGTTCCTTTTGGTATGAACATAAGATCAACATTCTCAACATCTACTATCTTGTTTACAACTTGATTGCTTGAAGAATCTACAACATTTACTCTATATTGATAATTTGGAAAATCAGTTGGCTCGTTCCATGATAAAAAAGGTCGCCCTGTAGAACTTGCATCAGTATCAGTAAATGATAATCCTGTCGGAGCTTTTACAGCATAAGCAGATGGTAAGTTTGCAAGTTCTTCTAATGGTTCTTGTGGTGGTACTTCCCAAGTATATACATCAAAATATTCTATTAGACTTACAGATACTAAGCCATCAGATTGTAGCTCTAATGCTTCTACTCTGCATACTTTGCTACTAAATCCTAAACCAGCATAAGTAAAATCAACTATATCACCAACATTTAGTTTATACATTTCAGGAGTTCCTAAAAACTGTATAGTAGTTTGATTTCTGCTTCTAGTTAATATTGCTTTACCCATGTTATGTGCAATATAAGGATCAGAAATATATGGAAACTCTGCTTTAACTTCTAATTCTTCGCCACCATCATCAGATGTAAAATCATTAGCATCTGTAGTAGCAGAGTGTAGTACAGTTGCAGTATCTAATTCATATTTTTTATTAGCATTAAAAAATTCTACTACAACCTTATTGGCTCTTTGATCTTTGTTGCCATAATCTACAGATATACCAGCATCAGCAATTATGTGATCATCAGTAATAGAAAAAGTAGATGATCCAGTATCTTCTATTTGTAATTCATACTTACCATCAACATAAAGAAATATACCTCGCATATTTGCAAGTAATTCTTTTGCATTATCCATTACTGACTTATTGCAATCTAGATAACCATTACAATGAAATCTTTTTACTTTTAAAAGATAAGTACCAGTATTAGATGAATAATTAGCACCCAAAGTAGCATCGACATAAACTCTGTAATCTTCACTTGCATCAAAAAATTCATCTCTTCTTACATCTTTTATATTTATGCTATTTAGAATCGTAGTACCACCTGAATTTACTAATGTTATTCGTTCACCTATCTTATTTTGAAACCAATCTCTATTAGCATTAGTACCCAATACACTTACAAAGTCGTTACCATTACTACCACTCCATGTGATAGCTTGTGTTGAACCATTATGAAATGGTGGATCAACTAATGTATCAGCAGTATTAGCAGCATTAGAAAATGTAGTTGTGTTAATTTTAGCTATTGGTAAGCCTTTACCATATTCAGTATTTGTTATGTAATCTAAAAAACATAATGCAGGATTATCAGACCATTTATAGGTTGATACTGTTCCAAATGTTTGAGTTCCATCTCTAGGATCAAAAACTTTTTTACCTTTGACTTGTACTGTTAGTTGTGGCACTCCTGACCAAATACCTTCTTTATCGTAACCATAATGTGCTGCTATATAACAAACGCCATTTAGTTTATGTGCTGAAGTCCAGTTAGACATAGATGCAACTAGCATAGGATCAGCAGTTTGTGAAGCTGCTCCATGATGCAAATTAAAAACATATCTATACTTAGATGTAGGTGAAGTGCCAAATCCACCAGCACCAGCGTTTATACCTGTACCATTTTGCGAAACAGTATTTAATGAACCCGATCCTGAACTTATTTTATCTGAACCTATATAACCACCATCTCTAAATCTAGCAGAATCAGTAAGAGGATTGCCATCTAGTTCAATTGTTTTGCCTAGTATTTCTTCACATTCTCCGACTGCTAAAGCATAGACCACATATAAATCC